TGCATGGTCAAAACGGGATTTCGTCGTTGGGCTCATCGGCGGCCGCCTTAGGCGCAGCCGGCTGCTCCGCCGGCTCCACCGCCAGCGAAAGAAACTTTTTGCCGCTCGATTTCGCCTCTCGGGTCCACCCGGCGACGCGGAACTCCACGCCATCGACGTTGATCTTGCCGGTCATGTCCGGCTGGGTGTCCTTTTCCTTTTTGTCGTTGCGAAAAAGCACACCCTTGTTGGTGTCGTCGTAACCGTTCGCCATTACTTGGCCTCCTTTTGCATGGTGATCTTGGTCTGCCACCGACCGGGCTTGCGGTATGGCTCGAGGTCGATGTCTTTCGGCAGCGCCGCTTTGTAGTCGACTGCGCCTTGAACCCAGAATCGGGCAACGCTGACGCCGCTCCCGGCGGCACCGGTGTCGCCGGCGAGCGCCTCAAGCGCTGCCTTGGCCTCTGCCTCAGCCGCCTTGGCCAGCTCGAGCTGCTCTTTGGCTTTTCGATACTGCTCGGCTGCCTTGCGCCAGGCCGCGTCGCGGCGCTCAACCTCGGGCGGCTTGCCGCTGTCTAGCTGATCGAAAAACGCCTCCCACGCCTCGACAATGCGGCTCTGCCAGTCGGCGTCGGTATGAACCTGGGTAGTGATCATGTCGTCGGTGTTGGCGTCGTAGACGGCGAACAGGCAATACTCGGCGCCGCTGCAGAGCAGCTGCTGCTGGATCTGCAGGTAGTAGTGGTGATCCGGTTTGCCGTTATCCTCGACTTGCTTCCACGCCTTCGACTCGCGCCCCTTGGGCGGGCACTTGATCTCGACAATGGTGGCGCCATCGATTGTCTGGCCATCCAGCGAGGCAATGATCCGCGGGTTGTCTTTGTGCTCGACCACCTGCGGCTCAAGCGGCTCCTCGAGCATGGCCTCGAGATGCGCCCGGGCGGCTGGCTCGTTGGCGTTGCCGTGGCGCATCGCGTTGTTGACATAGACTTCGCGCTCGCCGGTCTTCACCTCGTAGAGCTCGCGCGCGTTGCGCGGCATAAAAGGGGAGGCGGCGAAAAGGGCCGCCACCTCCGAGGCCCCGCCCCGGGTGCGGCGGTACTCGAGCCATTCCTGCGACCCCTGAATCTCATGTGCTTGTGCTGCCATCACGCGGCCTCCTTGCGTTTTTTCTCAAGCCCAGCGACTGCCTTTTCGTACTTGCCGGCCGGCAACTCCTCGAGCTTGTCGACTTTGAAGTACTGGCAGAGCTTCGACTCATCGGCCTCGACCTCGTCGATGAGCCCGCGCAGATAGCCCACCTGCTTGGCGGCGATCGGCTTTTCCGCCTCGGCCTTGCGCTCGGCTGCGACCTCGCGGGGCACGTCTTCGCCGGCGTAGATCGAAAGCCCTAGCCCGTGCAGGGCAATCGCCTTGACCAAGCAGCGCTGGATTGAGGCGTTGATCTGGAACGCATCAGGCTGATCAATGGGGCGGTTGCGGTTATCGAGCACCGGGTGGATCTGCGAGAGCGTGACCCCGCTAACGGTGACCGCGACCTCGACAAAAAACCCGCACTGGGTCACGAAAAACGGCTCGCCTTTATCGTTGCGCTTGACCTCCCATGTCGCGTCCGGACAATGCTTTCTCAGCTGCTCGACGGCAAACGGCCACGACAGATAAGGGAAACCGTTTTTCTTCTCGATGTGCCCGCTGCAGTCGACACGGGCAAGATCTGCGAATGTGTTGTGATCCATATCGGCCTCCTGATATAGCTTCGCGTGTTCTCGTGGAGAAGCTGCTGGGCGGCGTCTTCGTCCATCATTGCTGCCTCCCCGCTATACCGCCGCCCGGTAGCGGGGTAAGCGCATCTCGGCGAGGCGGTCGTTGTGCAGATCAACGATGTGCTCGGCGTCTTCGAGCGCTTCGCAATCCGCGATCAATTCGCCATCAGCGTTGAGCACCTGAGCGGGCCGCTTGGCTGGTGGCACAGATTGCTGGCTCGGGGCGTAGTAAGGCACCGCATACCAGCGCATTGAGTGCGCATCGCGTTGGCCTTGCATGTACTCAGTGACCCAACGGTCGGCTGTTGTGAAATCCATCGCTTAACCCTCCACCGGGATCGTTGTCGGGTAGGCCCGGAGGTATTTGCCTTCCGGGCTGATACCAACCTCAAAGCCTTGCTCGGCGAGGCGCTGGGCGGTGTCGACCGGGTTGCCGGTAGGCGCGATCACAATCATCGTGCCTCCCCGCCGCCCCGAGCGGCCTTCACCCTCAGCGCCAGATCAAGCATCGCCTCGGAGATCTCGTCGTGGTTGCGCCACTCCTGCGACATCTGCCGCAGGATTTCGGCGTGAGTCTCATTAGTTTTCATCGGCCAGCCCCTCAAGCTCTGCTTTGATCTGCTCATCGACCCGCCGCTCGATCCACTGAGCGAGCAGCCGGGTTTCGCCGTAGCCGTAGGCATCCATCACATAGCCGAGCGCTTCGTCGTTGATGTCTCCGAAGATCTCGCGCAGGGTCGCGTCGTCACGCCCCTCAAGCACATCCTGGGTGCGCCGCTCGAGCGCGAGTTCGTAGCTATCTGCCAGCGCGACTCCGTGTTCGTGGCGGGCTAGATCAACTGATACAGCATCCATTTGTTGGCCTCCTGGTTATCGCTACAAACGCGATAGGTATTACCGTAGAACCAACAAACGGGCTTGTCAACAAGCGGATTAGTAATTCAGCGAGAAAAGTTAGTAGATACAAGCGGAAAGGGCGCAACGACGCGCGCTGAGCCCAATCCGCTTTTCTGCAAGGTGGGTTTAGTCGACGCCCCCAGCGCGCCAGACAACCTTGCCGAGCACAGCGACACGGCCATCTTCGGTGGGCGGGACGGTTTCATCGGGGTATTTCGATGCGTTATCCGAGCGGATAATCAAGGTGCCGTCGTAGCGGCGGAACAGTCTTTTGACTTTGAGCTCGTCGCCGTAGCGCAGAACGTAGATCTGGCCGTCGACGACACGGTCGGATGCCGAGTCAAGCAGAATGACATCGCCATCGTAGATCGTGGGTTCCATCGAATCGCCCTGCGCCTCGACGACGTAGAGGTCGCGCCTTCTCAGGCCGAGCCTTTTAATCCATCGAGTTGAGAACGCAAGCGGTGGACCTTCTTCTTCTTCAAACACCAGTGCCCCCTGTCCGGCTGCGGGTTTCACATAAACCCGCTGGACAAGCACATAGTCGTCGTCTGGGAGATCCTCGGGTTTTTCCCAGGCCACAACAGGACGCGGCAATCCATTGCTTAAGGCCGAGTCATCCAGCGGGTCATCGCTGCGCATCGGGCCTATACCCGATTCCAGCCACTCTGGGCTGATGCCCAAAGCCTTTGCGATGCGCCCGTGGTGCCTCGACCAGTGCTCGCCCGGCGTACAAAGATGCTGTATCGCCTGAGGCTTGACACCAATCTCACGGGCGAGGGCGGACTGGGAATAGCCCGCCTCTGCCAACGCCTTTTTTAGCCGTTCGCCGTAACTCATGGTCTGAGACTAACAAATCCTTTGTTAAAAAATCCAGCAAGCAGGTTTGTTGACATAGGAACAAGCCAGTTTGTAATATGATCGCATGACTTACCAACGCGCGATTCAAAAAGCAGTCGACTTGTGCGGCAGTCAGTCGGAGCTCGGCCGCCGGGTCGGGGTGGCCCAAGGCCACGTCTGGTACTGGCTCAAGACCGGCAAGGTCTCGCCGCTCAAAGCAAAGGATGTCGAGCGAGCAACGGGCGGGCAGGTCACCGCCGAGGAGCTTAGGCCCGATGTTTTTTCTTGATTCCCCCATGAGCCCCAGAGGCTCCTTGCCTGCCGCTGCGCAGGCTTTTTTACAACAGGAGGCCGCAACCATGAGTTGGAACGAGGCGATGGAGCACGCCGACAAGATCGGCATCGAAGGCGCCCACCCACATCGGGTGAGGGCGTGGGCGGACGCGGTGCGTGAAGCACTCCAGGAACAAGAGTGGGGTGAGTGATGGCTGGCGACTGGATCAAGATGCGATCGAACCTCTGGGACGATCCCCGGGTGGCCGGCATCTGCGACCGCACCGGCGCCACAGAGGCTCAAGTCATCGGCGCGCTCTACTGGTTGTGGACCACCGCCGATCAGCATACACAAGACGGATACCTCGGCGGGCTAACCCCCAAGAGCGTCAACCGCAAAACCGCCGTCGAAGGGTTCGCCGAGGCGATGATCGAGGTGGGTTGGCTTGACCACGGTGAAGGCGGCCTAATCATTCCGCGGTTTGATGAACACAACGGCTCATCCGCAAAGCGGCGCGCCTCGGAGGCAAGGCGTAAGGGATCTGTCCGCAAGATGTCCGCATCCGATGCGGACAAAAAGCGGACACGATGCGGAAAGGATGCGGAACTAGAGAAAGAGGAAGAGGAAGAGAGTTCCGTATCTAAAGATACGGACGCTTCCGCGTCGGTGGGTGAGCAAAAACAATCGCCACCTGATCCATGCAAACAACTCTGGGATATGTGGGTCGGCTATGTCGGCGACACCCCGTACAACCGGAGCATGCTGGCGAAGCTAATCAAAGAGCACGACGAGGACTCGGTCCGAGAGGCGGTGGCCAAGACCATCGCCAAACGCCCTGCTGAGCCGCTGTCTTACATGCGCGGCTGCCTCAAACCTAAGAGGCGGTTCGTATGTTGAGCGAGAGCTTCGAGCAATACGGTATCCAGATACCGGCGGGCAAAACCGGCGAGCTTGATGTGCCGTGCCCGGAGTGCAGTCCTGGCCGGAAAAAGAAAAAAGATCCGTGCCTTTCGGTGAACACCGACGAGGGAACCTGGTTTTGCCACCATTGCGGCTGGTCAGGCGGCCTCAAGCGAGACGATGGCGGGCGCATTGAGCCCAAGCCCAAGGTCTATGCCCGGCCCAAGCCGTTTAAGGCCACCGAGCTTTCGGAAAAGGCGATTCGGTATCTCAAAGGCCGAGGCATCACGCCGACGGTAGCCAACCGTAACCGGCTATCGAGCCAAACGGTGTGGATGCCGCAGTCGGGTCAGGAAACCTCGACAATCTGCTTTCCCTACTACCGCGATGGGGAGTTGATCAACGCCAAGTACCGCGACGGGCGCAAAAACTTCCGCATGGAAAAGGGCGCGGAGCGGATACTGTTTGGGCTTGATGACATCGATCCGGCCGGCACCCTGATCGTTGAGGGCGAGTTCGATAAGTTGGCGTGCGAGGTCGCGGGCTGGACCAACTGCGTCTCGGTCCCGGATGGGGCGCCGACCCCGGATACGAAAAACTACTCGAGCAAGTTCGAGTTCCTCGACGACCCGCGTGTCGCGGGGGTCGAGCAGTGGATCATCGCGGTCGACAACGATAAACCAGGCGAGCGGCTCGCCGAAGAGCTTTGCCGGCGCTTTGGCCGAGAGCGTTGCTTGGTCGTCGAGTGGCCCGAGGGGTGCAAAGACGCCAACGAGGTGCTGAAAAAGCACGGCGCCGAGGCGCTTAGCAACGCCATCGCATCCGCCAAGCCGCTGCCCATCGAGGGGGTTTTTACCGCCGACGATATGCGCGATGACCTCGAGCGGCTCTACGATGAGGGCCTCGAGAAAGGCGTCTCGACCGGGTGGCGGTGCCTGGATCACTACTACACCGTCCGCCCGGGCGAGTTCACGGTGGTCACCGGTATCCCCAACTCCGGCAAGTCCAACTGGCTCGACGCGCTCTGCGTCAACTTAGCCCGTCACCACGGCTGGAACTTCGCGATGTTCTCGCCGGAGAACCAGCCGCTCCAGGATCACATGGCGCGGATCATCGAGAAGTACGTTGGCCGGCCGTTCCACGACGGGCCCACCCGGCGGATGGATCGCGACACGATGGATGTTGCTCGGCGATGGGTCAGCAATCACTTCCGCTGGATTCTGCCGTCCGATGACGCGGAGTGGACCATTGATGCGGTGCTCGAGCGAGCCGCTCAGCTGGTCTACCAGTACGGCATCCGGGGGCTTGTGATCGACCCCTGGAACGAGATGGAACATCTCTGCCCGCCCGATCAAACCGAGACCCAGTACATATCCCAAAGCCTCAAGCGAATCCGGCAGTTTGGCCGCCGCTACGGGGTGCATGTCTGGATCGTGGTCCACCCGACCAAGCTGCGCAAAAACGAGCGCGGCGAATACCCCGTGCCCACGCTCTACGACTGCGGCGGCAGCGCGCACTGGCGCAACAAGGCCGACAACGGGATCTGCGTGTGGCGCGATCTCTCCGGCGAGTCGGGCCGCACGGTCGATATCCATATCCAGAAGATTCGGTTCCGCCAGATCGGCCGGCTCGGGATGGCAAGCCTTGCCTATGAGCCGGCATGGAGCGGGTACGAGGACCTTGAGCAACCCAGGGAGGTGGCGCTGTGAAAGACCCAAAGATCTCCACCGCGGAGGAAAACCGCCGGCGATTCCCGGACATCGCGGCTTTTGTCGATGAGATGAGGGCGGTGTTTGGGGATGGCGTCAAGGTGGTTTCTCTGGAGCCCCACGATGAC